CGTTTGCTTTACGTTACAAGTATAATACTACAGGCCTTGGGTCTGGTGTTGTTGATGGTGGTAGCAACCCTAATGGGCACTACACTCCTTCTAACGCGCAAACAGCGGGTCCATCAAGTGGACAAGCCGAAATCGGTTATCAATTCCTTGATACCCGATTTACTGGTACCTCCTCGTTTGCACTATCCGGTAACTCCGAATGGACGTTTGCAGATCAAGATAAAGGTGTCGCTGAAATTCTCAAGAATTTCGAAATTCAGAATAATATTCCAACAGTGGATATTAGCTTTGAAAAGACAGCTGTCGAGGCTGGAACGCGCCGTCTCGGTGCCCGGTGGTCAGTTGAATTAGAGCAAGATGTAAAGAATATGAACGGTATCGATATCGATGCTGAGATCACGAACGCAATGTCGTACGAGATCCAAGCTGAAATCGATCGCGAAATGATCGTTCGTATGATTCAAGCAGCTCTAAACAACGGAAATGGTGGTTATTCCATATGGAACCCAGCATCTGCCGATGGTCGTTGGATAGTTGAGCGTAATCGTGACTTCTACCAGAGATTAATTATCGAAGCGAACCGTATTGCTGTTCGTAACCGTTGTGGTGCTGCTAACTTTATTGTTGCAACTCCTCGCGTCTGCGCTATCCTTGAGATGCTCCCTGAATTCCAGTGGGTCACCGTACAAGGTAACGTAAATACACAGCCAGTTGGTGTTGCTAAGGTTGGTAATCTCGGTGGACGTTTTAACGTTTATCGCGATACTCGTACAGAAGTTCAGAACTCCGACAAATATGGAAGTCAAGGTTACTCCGGTAACGTCCCGACATCCATTGAGTATGCCCTATTAGGGTTTAAGGGTTCTGAGTTTTATGATACTGGTATCATCTACTGCCCATACATCCCAGTGATGATTCAGAGAACAATCGGTCCTAACGATTTCGCTCCACGTGTTGGTCTTATGACCAGATACGGGGTTGTTGATAATATCTTCGGTTCAAGCCTATATTATCACGTGATTCTCGTTAAGGGTCTTGCTACTGCGTTTACACCAGGACAACAAAGCGTATATTTTTAATAGTTTTAATTAACTGTTAGATCTAAATCTGAAACACCCTCAATTGCTTGGGGGTGTTTCCTTTTGTTTACATGTCGTGCATTATAAATATTTTAATAGTTGTAGATTTATTATGTGTAAATAAATAAATATAGTTATATGCCTGCTCCTGTACCTTCAGCAAATTCTCAACTCAGTGGAACAACATCTGTCTATTACAATAAAAATGTATGCCAGTCTTTTACACAAACAATAAAGTCTACAATGACACAGTTATGTGCGCAAGTTTGTTCTGAAGTTCAAATATTCTTACCCTGTGCTGCAGCGATTGTTGCATTCTATGATAATAATGATACGACAAATGCCTTAACTGTATCAGCAACAAACAATTATCCTACTAGCTTTATTTTTAGAGGCATTACTAATACATGTAATTTGAGCGCAATTGCAAGCCCGCCAAATATTCCAATATCCTACCGAACACAATTTTATTCAGGTAATACCAATTATTAATTTATGTTAAACGAGACAATACAAAATAGAAAAGAACTAATTAGACTATGTTGCGGTACTGCAAGAGGTTGCCCAACTTTAACTAAATCAGATGATGGCGCATTTTTTATTAAAGATGATTACGAAGGGGAAGTAAAATTATCTGTACATGAATTAAAACAATTAGCTGAATTCGTTACAAAAAATATAGCTTAATGCTATACCTCTTAATATCAGCAATTGGTTTCTTCTTTATAGTTAAGTATGGTTCAATCTTAAATCTATTTAGAATATTATTAAGAACAATACCTATAATAGATGATTTATTTGACTGTGCATTGTGTCTAGGATTCCAGGTTGGAGTATTGTTTACTATACCAGTTTATTGTAATACTAATAGCATTGTAACAGCACTATTATTTCCATTTGCATCTGCTTGCTTATGCTGGTTTGCAGATACAATTATTTTATTATTACAAGGTATTGATAAAATAATAGAAAAGAAAATTAAAGATCTGTAGAGACAATAATATCTTCTAATGCACTTTGAATATCTTTTGCTTCATCCGTTTCTGAATTATCTAATCGGTCAATAAGAAATTTAAGTTTTTTACGAATTTGCTTTCTGAACTCATTATAACTCTGAGTTCGGTCTGATGGAAAAGAAATTAAATCACCACTATCGGGAGTATTTGCCCCAGTTGCTCCACCAGGCGAATTATTAACAGATGTACCATTACCGGGTCCATTTAATCCGCCCCCACTATACGAATTTTTGACATCGTATTTAGCTGTTGGGTAACTGCTTTGATTAGCAGAGCCATTATACCCCTCGGCATACACTCTTTGCATTTTATAAAAATCAGAATTCATATAACTATATTTATGCAAGGAATTAATATATTATAACATATTTATGCAAAACACAAAACAACCAATGCAGATTAGCTGGGATAAGATAACAACTGATTGTACTCTCCTCTATAATAAAATTATTGAAAGTAAATTTCAACCAGATTTAATTGTAGGAATATTAAAGGGTGGCATTATACCGGCAACAATTCTAGCTTATAAATTACACTGCAAATTAAACACGGTTGGATATTCTTCTTATATACGCGGGAAACATTGTACAATCAAAGAATACTCAAGCTTACATGAGGATCTAGACAGTATTGGCAATATATTATTCGTCGATGATTTATCAGATACTGGCGACACATTTCTTACAGTTACAGAAAAGTACTCTTCGCTACTAAAAAATAAAGTAATTCGTACTGCTTCACTCTACTTAAAGGATAATACTAAATTTGTAACTGATTATTATATTACCAAATATCCAAGTAATGTTTGGTTAGAATTTCCTTGGGAAGATAATAAATAAATAGACTATGGGATTTAATCAGCTATTTAAAAAATTGAGTGAATCCTATTATATGAACGATTCTCAATATGCGAGAAAAGGATCGAGTGCGCCAACTTATACCGGCAATAATTATGTATCACAAAAACCAACACCAGTAGATGGATTTAAGGGGGATTCCATGGGTGGTCCAAGCCAAATATTAATAAAGGATATGTTTGGTAAAAGACGAAAAGATCCAAGAAAGATTAGAAGAAAGCGTGCATAATTACAGGAAAGCATTTATTATATTTTTATAATATGTCACATAAATTAACATGCGTTATTACTGGGAGAACCTTAGTAATTGATAATAATTATTACGATAAAAAAGTAACAGAATATGGATCAGCTGATAATTTACAGAAATTGTATGCATGTAGACAGGCTAAAAATTTACTCAAGAAAAGTTATAGTGTTCCCGAAGTTAGAGATTTGTTAAAAGTTGAATTAAGTTTACCCGCAATACCCGAGGAGATTGTTAGTGATATTATTGGTAAAAATACCGAAGAACAATTTACTTTTGATCAATCAGTCTTTAAAAAATCAGATCCATTAGTAACTACCTTTATTGCTAATATTAAAAATTTATGATACCATACGCTGCACTAATTTACGATAAAAATAAAATCAGAATCATTAATAGCATTACAGGTGCTGTAATTACTACTATCTCAACTGGTAGAGAGATTATTGGTCAACCAATGGTAAATGCAGATAAATTATTTGTTACTGTTAAGAATGGTCAATCACAACGAATTATTGTATATAGCTTACCAAGCGGACAAATTCAAACTTCAATAAATAATTAAATGTCTAATAGTATTTTTGAAGAGCAAATAAGCCGTAAGCCTAATCTATACCCTTGGACTGAAAAGTTCATTGAAGCAATGCATAATGGTTTCTGGACAGATAAAGAGTTTAGCTTTAAATCTGATGTACAGCAATTTAAAGTAGACTTATCAGACCAAGAACGTGAAATTATTGTACGTACACTCTCTGCAATTGGTCAAATAGAAGTAGCAGTTAAAACTTTCTGGGCTAAGCTCGGAGAGAATTTACCCCACCCTGCTCTAATGGATTTAGGTTATGTCATGGCTAATATAGAAGTCATTCATAATAATGCATATGAACGTTTGATTTCTATCTTAGAACTCGAAAATGTATTTGAAGAAAACTTAAAATTAGAGTGGATTCAAGGACGCGTAAAATACCTTAGAAAGTATACGCATAAATTTTATAAAGATAGCAAAAAGCAATACTTGTATGCATTAATTTTATTCACTCTCTTTGTAGAGAATGTATCATTATTCTCACAATTCTACATTATTAATTGGTTTGCGAGATTCAAAAATGTATTAAAAGATACAGATCAACAAGTTAAGTATACCCGAAACGAAGAAAATATTCATGCATTAGTTGGTATTCAAATTATTAATACTATTAGAGAAGAACATCCCGAACTATTTGATAGTGAACTTGAAGAGAAAATCGCACAAGAAGCAATTGAAGCATTTAATTCAGAATCAAAAATTATTGATTGGATGTTAAATGGTATTAAAATGGATCAGCTCTCAGCAGTAATCTTAAAAGAATTTATAAAGAACAGAATTAATGACTCTTTAAAGCAAATTGGATTTAAAGAGGTATTTGAGATTGATCACAGCATCTTAAATCAGACAGCATGGTTTGAAGAAGAGTTACATGGCAATAATATGACCGATTTTTTTCATTCTCGACCAACAGAATACGCAAAGAAAAACCAATCATTTGACGCAGACGACTTATTTTAATTTATGACAAACAAATATACTTGGTTAAATGAAGATTCACGTACTTTTCTTAAACGTGGATACTTAAAAGATAATGAGACACCTGAAGAGCGTATTGTACAAATTGGTTTGTCTGCAGAGAAGTACTTGAATATTAAAGGTTTCGCTGATAAATTCGATGGGTATATGGCAAAAGGTTTTTACTCTTTATCATCTCCGATTTGGTCTAATTTTGGGCGGAAGAGAGGTTTACCTATTTCGTGCTTTGGTAGTTTTATTCCCGATAATATGGAGGGTATCCCTAATAAACTATCTGAAGTAGGTACAATGAGTAAGGTGGGTGGAGGTACATCTGGATATTTCGGTGATATTAGAGCGCGTGGAGCAGAGATTTCATCAGGTGGTAATGCAACAGGGGTACATCATCAATTAACAGTATTTGATTCTTTAATTAATTATGTATCACAAGGCAATGTAAGACGAGGGTCTTTCGCAGCATATTTGCCTGTTGATCACCCCGATATTGAAGAGTTCCTAAAAATTAAAAGTGAGGGTAATTCAATTCAAGATCTATCAATTGGTGTTTGTATTACTGATGATTGGCTAGATAAAATGATTGC